AACGGCTTACCGGTCGTTCAGAGGCTTCCCGGAGTTTGGTTCGGAGTGGCTCGGACGGTTGGATCTGCGTGTTGAGGCTGCGGTGGCGCTGCTGTCGTCTATCCCGGCCCTGACGTAACGGTTCCGGCCGTTGCGGGCGCGCGCGGCAGCACGGTTCATCTGGCACGTGAACGCGGTGCCATACAACACGAGGAGCCCGTCATGGGTCTCAAGATCAACGTTGCTACCCTCACGTCCATGCTCGCCATGGCGACCCCGTTCGTGACCAGCATGCTCTCGGGCAAGGGCGCGGCATATCAGAAAATCGCCAGCCAGGCAGTACGTTCGGCAGTCACGGCCACCGACAATGGCGTCGACAAGCTCGTGACGTCTTTCAAGACGTTTGAAGCCAGTGAACCGTTGGTTCAGACCGCAATTTCTGAATTCGTGACACTGGCCAAGGCTGCCGGTTTCTCCGTTCCGGAGCTGGATGCGGTGCAGAGCCACATCAAGTCGGCGATTTATGATCTGGCGACAGCCTTCATTCCCGCTGATCAGGTCACTGCCCCGGCAGTATCTTCCGGGACCGCTGCGGGCTGATGACGAACGCAGCCTCAGTGGCTGCGGGCGTAATTCTTCCGTCGTGGCTGGCGATTGTCCTCTTCCTTCTGGGGGCAATCGTCACGGTCGGGGTGGTGATTGCGTGGCTGCGGCATCATGGCCTCGACCGTCGGGTTGACGCTCTGGAACGAAACAGGCGGGAAGATCAGGAGCGGTCGCAACGCCTGGAACAGATGATGCAGAGCGTCATTTCAGGTCAGCAGATGGTGACCCATGACATGCACAGCCTCAGGGATCTCCTCTACACGATGGTCAAAGGACACATGGACAATGGATGAATTCCGCCGTGTTCTCGTTCTCACGGCTCTCGTTTCGTTCGCTGCGGGGATGCTTCTGGGTTCCGCAATTACGGGCGCGCAGTGCCTTCCCCCTACCCATCTTTCACGAGGAGAGCGGCTGTGAATCCCGCAGTGAGACGCGTGCTTATTGAAGATCGGCGCTGGTACGTTCTGGACGCTATCGCACAGATGGCGGACAGACGGCTGAACGAAGAAATCATTTTGATAGGCATCCGGGATGCCGGACGGCCGGCTCAGGTGACTGATGTTCGGGCAGATCTGGAATACCTGGAGCGTGAAGGCTGTGTGACGCTGGAACGGTATATTCGCGGTCCTGGTCGTCAGTACTGGATTGCGACCCTAACCGCTGAAGGTTTGCAGGCACGGGATAACTTACGAACCATACCGGGTGTGGCGCAGCTGAGGCCGCTGTAGATCATGGCGCGCCCGTCATCGGTGGACCGTCTGCCCGATCAAATCCGCGAACGCATCGGACAGTTGCGCGATGCAGGTTTCACAATCGACGAGATTCTGTCTGCTCTTGCTGAACTTGAGGGGGTGGAAATCAGTCGCTCTGCTCTGGGGCGACATATTCAGGGTCTCGACAAACTGGGCGTGCAGATGCGCCGGTCCCGGGACGTGGCGACCGCGCTGGTCGGCAAGTTGGGGACGGCCGAGGTCGGTCGAAACGCGCAGCTGAATATCGAACTGATGCACACGGTCATCCTCGACCTGTTCATGAAAGCGCAGGCCGGAGAAGAAACGGAACTGTCCAAGGGCGGTCAGGCTTTTGCCAAGCGTGATCCGATGGGCATCCAGCTTGTCGCAAAGGCTCTGGAGCATCTGGCGAAAGCCAGCAAAACCGATGCCGAGTATCGGACCGAAGTGGAAAAACAGGTTCGTGAAAAGCTGGCGGCCGAGGCCAAGGAAAATATCGGCAAGGTCGCGGCCAGTCAGGGCCTTTCAGCAGAGACAGCCAAAGCGATTATGGAGGCTTTGATTACGACATGAGCGCAATCTTTCTGAAGTGTCAGTCTGAGTTTCTGACCAGCATGATGACCGAGCAGGTCACGGTTGAGGAGAAATCGCGCCGCACCGGCTTCTCCTGGACAGCATCGTTTGGTGCCGATTTGACTGCTGCTCGGGCCAAGAACGCGGGTGGGATGGACGTTTTCTATCTCGGGTATAACCTCGAGATGGCACGAGAATTCATTGACTACTGTGCCGAGCATGCCGTCGTCATGGAAGCGGCCGCCTCGGAAGTTCATGAAAGCTTCTGGCATGATCCGGAGAACCCGGAAAAAGACACCAAGGTCTTCCGGATCGATTTTGCCTCCGGCTTCAAAATTCTCGCCCTTCCTTCTCGTCCGAGGTCGCTGCGAGGTATGCAGGGGCTGGTCATTATTGATGAGGCCGCGTTCCATGATGACCTGGAAGAACTGCTGAAGGCGGCAATCGCGCTGCTGATGTGGGGCGGCCGTGTCGTGATCATCAGTACGCATGATGGGGACACCAATCCGTTCAACGTGCTTGTCCAGGCTATTCTGGCAGGGAAGAAGCCCTACAAGCTCCTGCGCACCACGCTTGATGATGCACTTGCAGACGGCCTTTACAAGAAGATGTGCATCCGAAAAGGGCAGGACTGGTCGGCAGAGGCGCAGCAGAAATGGCGCGACGATCTGATCAAGTTCTACGGTTCGGCTGCCGATGAAGAACTGTTCTGCATTCCGAACCCGAGTTCCGGAGCATTTATTCCGCTTGCCCTGATCGAGGCGCGGTCGGTGCCCGAAATTCCTGTGATCCGCTGGGAGTGCAAAGGCGCTTTTGCCCTGCTGGCGGAACGGCTGCGGGAAATCGAGACGCGGGCCTTTTGCGTAGCGGAGATTGCGGACGTGCTGGATCTGCTCGATCAGCGGACTTCGCATGTTTTCGGCGGAGATTTTGCACGTTCCGGCGATCTAACGGTCTTCTGGTTTATGGCAATCGAGAAGGACACGACGCGCAGCACCGTTCTCGTGGTGGAACTGCGGAATGTGCCGTTCGAGCAGCAGAAACAGATCCTGCATTTCATTCTTGATCGTCTGCCCCGCCTGCGGGCTGGCAAGATGGATGCGACCGGCAATGGCGCCTATCTGGCTGAAGTGACGGTGCAGCGTTATGGCGCGCGCATTGAAGCCGTGAAGATGACCGAAAACTGGTACCGCGAAGAAATGCCTCCCCTGAAGGCGGCGTTCGAGGATGCAACCATCACGCTGCCCCGGGATCAGGAAATCCATGATGATATCCGGTCCCTGAAGATGGTGCGCGGCGTCGCGCGCATTCCTGATCAGCGGGCAGGTTCCAGCAAGACGAAGCGTCATGGAGACGCAGCCGTGGCCATCGCGATGGCGTACGCCGCCAGCCGGGCGGATCCCGAAGAATACGGATATCAGGCCGCCCCATCGCCGTATTCCATCCAGTCCGAGACGGCGTCTGCGGACACATCGTGGCCGGTGGAGCGGGAAATCCGGGAAGAGCGGTTCAGGGGGCGGACCGGGCTGGATACTTATGGTGTGAGGGGAAGACTGCTGTGACGAGTTGGGAAATCGCGTTTTACGCAGCGTGCCTCGTGATTGTGCTGCTGTGCCTTGTGCTGGTTTGGGTCTCGATCCTTGCCCGGCAAGCCCAGAAGGCCAAGGATGCAGAACAGGCGGCTCAGGCCGCGCAGGCTGAGGCGGCGACGCAGCGGGCCATGTCCCAGGCACAGACGGATGCAGCGCCAACGGATGAAGCGCTTGGGACGGCCCTTACAAATGGAACGTTCGTGTTGTTGCTGGTTCTCCTGCCGTTCGGTCTTTCGGCCTGCTCGGTTCGTCCGATTACGCCATGCCCAGTTCTGGTGACCTACTCAAAGGCGGATGATCTGGCGCTTAAAGCGGAATTAGACGCCTCTAAAACACCTGTGACCCATCGCTATATCCGCGACTATGGCGGTCTGCGTGCCCAGGTGCGCGTCTGCGCGAAAGGACAGTAACCGTGGCACTTCTTGATGCGTCAGGCCGTCCGATCCCCGCAGCTTTGCTGAAACGCCAGAGCGCTGGCCCGACCATGGTGGGTATGCGACCGGCAGCGGTCAGCACGCCAATGGCCGGGATGAACCCTGGAACGCTCGGACGCCTGATGCAGGCGGCGGATCTGGGGGACAGTCTGGCGTGGCAGATGATTGCGGCCGAGATCGAACGGCGGGATCTGCATTACCTGGGCGTGCTCAGCACGCGCAAGCGTTCCGTGTCGCAGTTACCGATCACGGTCACGCCCGCCAATGATTCCCGCAAAGCGAAGAAGATCGCGGACTGGGTCCGGGACTGGGTGGAAACGGGGCTGCTGCGACGGAACCTGTTCGACATGCTGGATGCAATCGGCAAGGGCTTCAGTGTTCTGGAAATCGACTGGAAGCTTGAGCCGGGGAATAACCGGCCGGGGAATTTCCTGTTTCGGCCGCAGCGCTGGTTCGAGATCAGTTACCAGGACGGCGAGACGATCAATCTGAGATCGGACACCGGATCGCAGTTTGCGCCCGGCATTGAAGGCGGCCCGCCTCTCTTTGGCCAGGAAAGCATGAGCGAGCGCTCGTTCATCGTGCATCGTCACCCGAGCTGGTCGGGCCTGACGATCCAGAGCGGCCTGACGCGGGCCGTGGCCTGGGCGGTCATGTTCAAGATGTTCACCCTGCGGGACTGGTCGATTTTCGTTCAGAACTACGGACTGCCGATGCGGATTGGCACTTATGGTCCCGAGAGTTCTCAGGAAGACCGTGAGGTTCTGTGGGAAGCTGTGACTGATATCGCCGGGTCCTGCGCAGCCATCATTCCCAAGGGTATGGAGGTTCAGTTTATCGAACCAAAAGGAGGCGCCGGATCGCATGAGTTGCATCTGGCGCGGATCCGCTGGTTTGATGAACAGGTTTCCAAGGCGGTGCTGGGCCAGACGGGAACGGCCGATAGCCACCAGGGTGCGCATGCGTCCAGTTCCACGCATCGTCTCGTGCAGGAAGACATTGAGCGCGCGGACGCATTGCTGCTGTCGCATACGGTCAACGAGCAGTGCGTCAAGCCGATGGTCGATTTCACCTTCGGGCCACAGACGAAATATCCGATGGTCAGTATCGGCCGTCCGGATGAGCCCACGCTGAAGGAACTGATCGAGGCGATCCAGTATGCGGGGCCGCAGGGGTGGAAGATACGTGCGCAGGACCTGTATGACCGCTTCGCGCTCGCCCCTCCCGAGGAAGGCGACCTCGTGGTTGGTCAGACTGCGACGCCACAGCCTATCGAGCCGCCGCAGGCCCAGGCCGCAAAAGTCGACCCTGCGCGCGACAAGCCGGGCACAGTACCCCCGCCCAGCATTCATCAGCCCCAGGACCCGCAGCAACAGCCCCAGACGATGCCGGTTCAGCAGCCGGAACAGACGGCGCTACACATGCAGCTTGGTCGTCTTCTGGAATTGCATGTGCAGTCCGAAGGGCCGCAACTGGTGGAGCTTATGACGCGGCGACTTGCTCGAGATGCGTCTGCTGGTCTGGAGCGCATGACGGAATCGGCACGTCAGGTCATGGAAACAGCTGGAAGTCTGGAAGAGCTGGAACATGGGCTGAAGGCGCTGGAACTGCCTACACAGGAATTCGAAGATGCCATGGCAAATGGCATCGCGATTGCCCAGATGGCTGGACAGGCTCAGATGCTGCAGCAGATGCATCGACGTGGGTGACAGTCTCGATCTGACATTGCTGGACGGTGCTGGGCTTCCCCCAAGCGATGCCATCAGCTTTTTTCGGCAGAAAGCTCTGCTGCCGTCCGAGCGGTTCGGCGAAGTCATGGGAGAAGCTCACGCCCGGGGTTTTACTGTTGCGGGCGCGACGTCCCAGGCACTGCTGAACGATCTGAAAGCGGCCGTGAATACGGCTCTGACCAGCGGCACCACCCTGACGGACTTCCGGAAGGATTTTGACCGGATCGTCGCGAAGCATGGATGGGAGCATGGAAGCGATCCCGGCTGGCGCGCAAAAATCATCTACGACACCAACCTGTCCACAGCATATGCAGCCGGACAGTACGCACAGATGGCGACGCCGGAAGCTCGGGACTTGTTCCCGGCATGGCGGTATCGGCATCATTCCTGCCCACATCCCCGTCCCGAGCACGTTGCCTGGGATGGACTTGTCCTGGCGAATGACGATCCATGGTGGGACACGCATTTCCCGCCGAACGGGTGGCGCTGTCATTGTACCGTGGAACCCGTGACGCGTTCTGATCTGCGGCGCAACAGCTGGACAATATCTGAAGCACCGCCGCTCGACCCGCGTCCCTGGCGAAACCCTGCGACCGGAAAAATCGAGATGGTGCCCAAGGGCATTGATCCGTCCTTCGATTACAATCCGGGCAAGGCATGGCTTGAAGGGCGAAAGGTCGCACAGGCAAAACAGGCCCCTCTCTCGCCGCGCACGCATATCGGCCCGACGCCGGTGCATCATGTCCCGCCAGCCGAGCGTGAGCCGCAGCAGGCACAGGATATCGCGGAGCTTTTGAAGTCAGGCGCGCGGGGAGAAGTCACGGCCGGGACACTGCCTCATGAAATCCAGCATGTTCTGGGATCCGGCACGCCGGATATTTTCCTGTCACACGATACGCTGAGCAAGAATGATCCCCGTCATCCCGAGATGTTTTCCGAGTATGTGAAGTTGCCGGAGCTACTTCAGCGACCACTCATTGCTCAGAAGCTGGCGAAGCCGTTGCATGTACGCCTGATCTCCGGACTGGGGGGCAAACTGTATAATCTGGTGATCAAGCGGACCCGGGACGGACAGCGCGTCTATCTTCAGTCTTTTCTGAGGACACGCACCGAGGAGGTTGCCCGGATGCTGCGACAGACGGAGCCCTTCTATCGGCAGGACTTCAATATTTCGGATTATGATGAAGACTGACGCACCGGTGGGCCTACCAATTCCCACATTGCGCTCCTGCTCCTGAGCGGAGCAGTGCTACGGCAGGTAGATTATCACCGTGTCACAGCGCGTCAGCTTCACACCGTAACGCTGTCGGGGAGAGAATTGCAAGCATGGCGAACATCACGCTGAAAGGTGGTTTCGAGCCGGTCAAGGCGGCGCTGGATGGCATCGCTGCGATCGGGCGCAATCCGGAAGCTGTTCTTCAGGCAGCCGGACAGATTGTCGTGCGTTCCACGCGGCATCGTATCGAGCAGCAGGTGGATCCGGAGGGCGTGCCGTTCGAACCTCTCAATCCGCTGTATGCGCTGACAAAGGAAGGTCCAGGTATTCTCCGTGGACCCAATTTCAATTCCGGACTGTACGGGTCGCTGACTGCACGTGCGACAGGCAACGTCCTGGTCTGGGGTTCAAACAAGATTTATGCGCCGGTGCACCAGTTCGGAGCGGTGATCCAGCCCAACAAAGGCAACCACCTGTCTTTTGAGATGGGCGGTCATCTTTTTCATGTCGACAGCGTGTTCGTGCCTGCAAGACCGTTCCTCGGCTTCACAGAGCGCGACAGGGAAGATGTGGTCGACGCGCTGGAAGGTTTTCTACGGCGTGCGATGCGTCGGGGATGAATAAGAAGGATGATTGATTTTTAAGAGCCGTTTAAAACAGTTTAAGACGGGTCCACAGCCCGTTTTAAGGCTCTGCGGTAGAACCGGAGGGGGAAAGGTCTCCTGAAAGCCCTCCCGCGCCAATTTCCCGGGGTGCAATCGCGCCTCTGAAAGACAGAACCTCCCCGGCTGATATTGGCCGGGATGAGACACCTCCATCTCCACATGAGCCTGCCAGAGGCCGAAGGCCCTCCCGAATGGATCCACCTGCTTCCGGCGGGAGAATTCCGGGGCGTCGATGGCCGCGGCCCGTACACCGTCGCGGATGCCGACAGGCTGATCCTGAATTCCATGCAGGGGAAGAAGCGCCTCGTCCTGGACGAAAACCATTCCACCGATCTGGCACAGGAAAAGGGCGGCAGCGCCCCGGCCGTGGGCTGGATCGTGGATCTTCAGGCCCGGCAGGACGGGATCTGGGGAAAGGTGAACTGGAACAAGCGGGGCACGGCCCTGATGCAGGACAAGTCCTATGAGGGTGTCTCGCCTGCTTTTGCCGCAGCGGGGAGCGAGGTCACGCGAATTGTTCGCGCCAGTCTGACCAACGTTCCCAACCTGACGCTGACCCAACTTCACTCACAGGAGCACGGGATGAACCTCTCCGACATCGCGCGGAGGCTTGGCCTCCCGGAATCCACCCCACAGGCGGAGCTGGAAACGGCTCTGGACCGCGCGGGCGAAGCGCTTCAGCTTCACACGCAGGTTGTCACGATCGCCGGTCTTTCGGGCTCGCCCTCCGTTGAAGCCATCGTCACGGGGCTGACGGCGAAGACGACGTCTGTCGAGACACACGCCCAACAGCAGATCACCGCGCTGAATGACAAGGTGAAGACGCTGACGGAAAACGCGTCCCGCACCGCTGCCGAGGCTGCCGTTAAAGCCGCATCGGACAATGGCGCTGTCATTACCGAGGACATGCGCGGTGAGCTGGTGCTGCTGCATATGCAAAATCCGGTCTCGGCTGAGAAGATCATTTCCGGTCTTCCGAAGCTCGGCAAGACGGTCGATCGCCATACCCAGCGCAAGTCGAGTGCCAGCGATATCGATACGCAGGTTGCGGGCATCTTCGGACTGAAAGTCGATGACCTCCAGAAAACGCGGGGAGACGCCTGATGCTGACCGCTGATCGCACGCTGCGCCAGAAGATGGGGCCACGCTCCCCGCAGTTTGGCGGGACTGTGGCCGCAGGTTTCACCGTCTTCCGCAACTCCATCACCGCCGTCTGCGCGGATGGGACGCTGGTTCCGGCCGGGTCCACGGGCACGCCGTCCGCCCTGGTCGCCATCCTTGGCCTCGCCCGACATATGCAGATCAACACGGCCAATTTTCCCGGGACTGGCCCGGGCGTCGGGGGCTCTACGGCCGTCGACTGCCTGACTGGCTGTTATGACCTGCCGTTCTCTGACACGGCACCGACATGGGCGGACAAGGGCAAGCCCGTCTACGCGGTCGATGACGAGACCGTCTCCCTCACCCAAACGCCGGAGGGCGGCACGGCCCGTCTCCAGGTTGGTGTCTTCGCGGGCATCGACGCTGACGGCACGCCTTACACGGAGATCTGATCCATGCCCGAAATTTCCAGCGCCTTCATGCAGACCCTGGACGTGGGTGTGCGCACTCAGTTCAACCAGTTCCTGCAGACTGCACCGTCGATGTACAAGACGGTCTCGATGGTCATTCCGTCGACGTCACGCGCCAACTTCTATCCGAAGCTCGATGAGATCCCCGGGCTTCGTGAGTGGCTCGGCGACCGCGTCATCCATCGCATGAAGAGCGGCGGCTTCTCGATCGAGAACAAGACGTTTGAAGGAACGATCGGGATCGATCGCGACGACATCGAAGATGATAATTTCGGGATCTTCAACATCGGTGTCCAGCAGCTCGGCAAGAATGCCGGAGACTTTCCGGACCTGCTAGTTTTTGGTCTTCTGAAAAAGGGCACGACAACGAAGTGCTGGGACGGCCAGAACTTCTTTGATGCGGATCACGAAACGTCCGACGCAACCGGAAAGACCATCAGTTACGCCAATATCAGCGTCCCGCTGGCTGGTGAAACCGCTGGCCCAATGTGGTTCCTATTTGACACCACACGTCCGCTGCAGCCGATGATTTTCCAGAATCGACGCGATTTCGGCATCACGTCCAAGACGGCGCTCGATGATGAGAACGTCTTCCGCAACAAGGAATTCCTCTGGGGCACGGACGGTCGATGCAATGCGGGCTTCGGTCTGTGGCAGCTGGCCTACGCCTCGACCCGGCCGCTGAATGCCGAAAGCTACGGTGCTGCCCGTGCCGCCATGGCGAGCCAGCGCCGTCTGGATGGTGTGCCCTACGGGATCAAGCCGAACCTGCTCATGGCCCCGTCCTCTCTAGAGGGCTCAGCGAACGGACTGATGACGTCAGATCTCGTGGCCCAGCTCCAGAGTGACGGCAAGACGTATGTCACGACGTCCAACCCCTGGAAGGGCACGGCCAAACCGGTCATCTGCCCGCATCTGTGAGAATTGACATGACTGCCAAGAAAACCCCCGAAGGCGAAAAGGCTCCCGAGAAGCTGGACATCGGGCCGGAACCGCGTGTCGCGTTTTTTTCGGGTGACGAGGAACGCGAAGATGCTGTCTCCGGACAGATCATCATTGTCTGTCGACAGCCAGGTCTGCGTCGGGCCGGGATCGAGCATCCGGCTGTGGCTGTCTATTCTGATCGGGACTTCACGTCCGATCAGGTCATGAGCCTGAAGGCAGAGCCCCTGCTGGAAGTGCTTGGCGTCCTCTGATGGCATACGCATCCGTCAGTGACCTGATCCAGCGCTTTGGTGAACGCGAGCTGATCAACAACACGACGCCCGAAGGAACGCCTCGGATGTCTATTGATCAGGTGCGCGTGGCTCAGGCGCTGACGGATGCTTCGGCACTGATCGACAGCTTCCTGAACCGGCGCTTCGTAGTGCCGCTTCAGGAAGCTCCGGCCAGTATCGTGAATGTCTGCTGCAAGATTGCTCGGTTCGATATCGCTCAAAGCGGCGCGACCCAGCCGACCGAGCAGATGCGTCTCGATCAGAAAGATGCGCTGAACTGGCTGACGCTGATCGCCAGAGGGACGGTCACGCTGGATGGGCAGACGGCGGCGAATGAATCGTCGTCCTGGTCCCGGATCCGGAAACGCACGCCAACGCAAGGCGGAGGGGCACTGTGGTGAGAGAACTTTCAGACAACCAGTATCCCGATATGCTGATAGCCGGTGGGCCGTTGGCCCGCCTGTTCAGGGCAATCGATGGGCGGCTGAAAGAGCTGTTTGACCCACGTGTCTACAGCCATGTCGTCATTCCACCCCGGGCGTCCGCACGGGATTGGGAAAATCTGACCCAACGGGCACCGATGGTCGGGTTGGGTTGGATGGCCTGCCGTCCGTCGGAACGTGCCGGATCCACCTTCCGGGGGGACGCCCAGTTCGCACTGATCCTCCTGACACGGCAGAACGCAGGGCTTGATGCTTATTTTGGTGACGGGACGCTGCCGGGTGTGTTGGGGCTCGGGGCTGTCGCGGGCATAGGGCTGCATGCCTTTCGTATCGAAGGCATCGGGTCCTGTCGCGTGCAGCAGCTCGCTGCGGCCGGAGACCAAGAGTGGATTCCGGATGGCATGGCCTCGGTCCAGCTTCAAATCACAGTGCCGGACATCGCATTCGACAGTCCTGAACTTCTCTCCCAGCTCGATACACTCACATCGCTGTCCAGCAAGGTTGTGGACAGCATTTCCGGAGAAACGTTGTGACGGCAATTCTGGTCGCACCAGCGCAGGGGCGTCGTGTCGTGACGCCTTCAGGGCAGCTTGTCCCTGAAAAATTCAAGGTCAATCCGGCAGATCCGTATTGGGCGCGCGCGCTGCGCGACAAGGATATCGTCCCGGCCGATCAGACTGATCCGGCAGCCAAACCCGTGGCGCAGGCTCTCGCATCCGCTCCGGTGACGGCCGAAACTCCAGCGGAGAAGAAGTGATGGATTTCCAGCAGATCCCCGGTGACTGGCAGGTTCCCGGATCCTACACCGAGATTCAGGATGTTCCGGCACAGGGTACGCTGGCCGGAATGCCACTGCGTTGCGTGATTGTCGGCCAAGACAGTTCTTCGGCCCCCAACACGGTTTACACGAATGTCACACCGGATCGGGCGGCTGTGCTGTTTGGTATCGGATCCGCACTTGCGCAGGCCGTCTCGGCATTCTCCCTTGAAGTGCCCACGCTGACCGTAGATGTCATTGGCGTGGGTGCTGCGGCGGGAAGCACCGGCGCCAGCGCAACCCTGAAATTCTCCGGCACCGCCACAGCGGGCGCAACCGGAGCGGCTATCCTCGGCGGATATCGCGTTTCATACGCCGTGGCAGCCGGGTCGACAGCCACACAAGCAGCAGCGGCGTTTGTCGCAGCTTGCAACAGCAAGTCCGCCAACGCTGCAAACAGCGCCCTGTTCACCGCGACCGGTCTTGCTGCGACGCTTCAGGCCGATGGAGTCACGGTGTCTCTCAGCAGTTGGGAGGTGGGTGCATTTACCAATGACATCGACGTGCGGATGTCGTCCGCTTCGCTCGACCAGATCCCCGGAATTTCGGTTGTCGTGACGGGAATGGCAAACGGAGCAGGATCTCCAGATATCACCTCGGCGCTCCAGGCACTGGGAGCGACATGGTATTCCGATATCGTTCTGACGCTGAATGACCAGGCCAATATCGGCGCTGCCGTGCAGGAAGCCCGAAGCCGGGCCAATGCGATGGTTGCCAAGGATATGCGGATCTGGGCTGCCTACCGGGGAACACAGGGGCAGATCCTCAGCCTGACGCAGGCATTCTCCACAGTTGAGGAACTCGTGCTGATCGGAGAGACCGCTCCGCGATGGTCTCCGTGGAATGCGGCGGCGATCGCCTGCGCACAGGGGGCACTCTCGCTGAACAACGACCCGGCACGCCAGTTGCGTGGTATCGCACTGAACGGACTGAGTGGATTGTCGCCTGAGCGCGGGGATCAGTTCACCCCGACCCAGCGCAACGTGCTGCTGAATGCAGGCTGCACGACCTTACGGATCAATGATGATGGCAGCGTCGCTTTCGAGCGAGTTGTCACGACCAGACAGGTTAACCCGGCATCGCAGGTTGCGACTGGCCCGTGGGACGTCATGAAACCGGCGATTGCGGCCCGCGTGCGCTATGAGTGGGACACCTATTTCGAGGCGACCTATTACAACGCCAAACTGGCAGATATCGGGTCTCCTTTGGAGAACTCTTCGGGAGTGGTCACGGTCCGGACGCTGAAAGCCTCATGGGTGGCGCAGTGCCTGCTTTACCAGAATCAAGGCTGGATCGATGACGTGGCGACACTCGGACAGCAGGCCGTTTTCGAACGGGATGCGTCCAATCGCAATCGTGTCAATGCGACACTGCCGATCATGCCCATGGGCTCTCTGATCGTGCTGGCCAATATCCTTCAGGTGCAGGTGTAAGTTATGGCTTCAACGATCGGCATCGCCCGTCTCTACTGGCGCGGCAAGAAATATGACGTTCAGAAGGGCGTCAAATGGCGTCTGCCCGGTATGCAGAACAATGATCAGAACGCGACGGATCGCACGTTGCGGTCTCAGGCGTGGCAGCAGGGCATGTGTCAGGCGACCGTCATGATCACCAGCCAGGCAGATGAAAGTCAGTTCGACCCGGCTCTCGGAGAGGGCGAACTCCAGATCCAGACGGACCTCGGAACCACTTACGTCTTCCCGGACGCCTATGTGCGCTCAAATCCCGATGTCCAGGACAACGGTCAGGCACCCGTCACCTGGTCCCTCAGCACCTTTCAGAAGATTTCCGCATGACCCGCAAACTGTCTCTGTCCACTGATCTTCCGCCCGCTTCTGACAGACGCCCGAACCTGCCGTCCGGCTGTTCCTGGCTGGAGGATGGTTCTGTCCTGATGCTCTTGGGCCGGCCTGTATCCTTTTCCGAGACTTCAGGAGGTGGCACCCGGACGGTCGATATCTCGGATCTGGTTTTTCAGGAGCTGACGGCCGGAGATCTGATCGACAGTTCTGAATATCGAACAGGCGGCACACGCACGTTGTTTCTTCTGTGTGCATCGACCGACCGTCGTGGCCCGGCCGGAGAGAACCTTCTGCGTCGGATGGCGGCGCGTGATTATCAGAAGGCGGTCAAGATCCTCGACGTTTTTATGAGCGATGGCCCCCAGACTGGAACGTCAGCCTAGTCGGGATCGCCAATAACCTTCATTTCGGCCGCACAGACCTTCGGGCACTGCGGTCGGGTGAAATGCTGTTCTGGTGCGCGTCCGGTCATGAGTATTCGCAGCAAGTCCGGGCGCAATTGAAGCAAGAGGCGCAAGATGTCGGGTAGTCTGACGGCACAGTTCGAACTGACGCTGGTCGATCAGATGTCCGGCCCGGTCGAGAAGATCGAGCAGAGCCTCGACCGGCTGAATTCATTCCTGGACAAGCTGGCGCATAACCCGGCCTTCGATGAAGTCTGGGAGCCGGTTCCGCGCTGTGTGGAACAGACCACCGCTCTTTCCGAAAGTCTGGAAGTTGCGTCGTCGGCCGCTACAGTGCTGGGTGAAGGACTGGAGGTGGCAGCCACAGCGGCCACGGAAGCTGGCAGCGCCATGGAGATGGCGGCAGAGGGCGCGGGCGCGCTCGATGCTGCCCTGGCCCGGACCGGAACTGGCAGCGATGCGGCGGTGATCGGGCTGAATGCCGTCACTGAGGCTGCCGAGCGTACAAGTGCCGCCATCGACCGGGCCTCCCGCGTGCCGGGGATGGGAGCGCCCCGGTTTCCAGGAGACGTTCCCCCGGGTGAGAGCGAAGAGCGCCCCGGATATGGTCACAGGGTCTGGGGAGCGACCCAGCATTTCCATGAGGCGACAGAACGGAGCATCGGGCAGGCTTTTGGCGCGGCGGCGGCCGGGTTCGGACTGGTCGAGCCCGTCAAGGCGGCGGCAGAATACGACAATACCATCCGGCATATCGGGATCGGGCTGGATCTGCATGGCGCGACAAATGACGCGTTTACGGCAGCGTTCGGTCTTCAGATGGACCGCCTTGCACGTGATACCGGACAGCGTGGTGAGGATCTGGCTGAAGGTGCCGGATTCTTTTCTCGGGAAGGCTACAGCCGGGCACGCCTGAACGCAGTCATGCCGGTCGTGGCGCATATTGCAACGGCTTACAATGCAGCTCCGGATGCCGTGGCAAAGAGCACTTTTGCACTTCAGGAAAACATGGGGATTAGCGACGCCCAGTTGGGCGGCGCACTGGCTTCGGTCGCCTTGGCCGGGAAGTCAGCAGATCTTCCGTTCGAAAAGCTGGCTCCATTATTGCCGCAGGTCGCAGCTGCGGCGGGTGCGCTCGGTGTGCAAGGCCGGTCAGGTGTGGATGATCTTGCCGCTGCGCTGGCGGTCGTACGCAAGTCCACCGGGACCGAGGGAGAAGCCACAACGGATACGCGCGCCTTTATTCAGGCGATCACCAGCCCTCACACGGCCAAGCGGTTCCAGCATTATGGTGTGGATCTGTTTGGCCTTGAGGAGCAGGCGCGGCATCAGGGACAAGATCCAATGCTTGCGGTCCTGCGCGCTGTGGATCGGATTACGCATCGGGGTCAGGATCGTCGGGCCTTGGGAACCCTCTTCAACAATGAACAAGACCGTGGTTTTGTCCAGGCGATCCTCATGCATATGGATCAGTACGAGGACATCCACCGCCGGACGTCGGGCGCGAACCAGAGTGTCATCGATAAGGATTTCGCAGACGGCATCAAGACGCTGAAGATTCAGACGAGCGCCTTCGATGAAAGCTGGGAGCAGCTTGAACGGCGGATCGGCGTGGGCTTTGCCCCGATTCTGCATAACGTGACAACCGGATTTCACGGGATGACGGAGGCCATGGAGGGCGCGGACCAGCACATGCCCGGACTGACGACGGGACTGCTGGGGACTGGTGGCGCGGCTTTGGCAGCCACGGCCGGTCTGGGAGCACTTGGTGCTGTGGCTGGGCCTGTGAAAGCAGGTGCAGGGATTGTGGTAGCAGCGCTTGAAGGGATCGGGGTTGCCGGGTTGGCTGCGACCTTTGAGGTCGGCATTCTCGTCGCTGGCGTAGCGGCGGCCGGGTACGCGATCTACCACAACTGGGATCACATCAAGGCCACGTTTGTCTCGTTTGAGCACTGGGCTGCGGGCTGGGGCGACCGGGTTTCCGGCGTGGTATCCGGCGCATTTACCCATATGTTTCCTCATTTCCCGGGATCTCCCTCGATATCAGGGCCGCTGGTCGTGCCCACCACCGGGCCGGGGTGGAGCCCGAGTGGAAGCCATGGGCCATTGAAGGTCGATATCAGCCATGCTCCTGGATTGCAGGTCACTGCGTCTCCGCATCCGGCGATCCACACAACCGTGCTGCCTTCGGGCGGCCGCATGACGAACAGGCCATGACATGAGCGGGGCTTTGACCACTCTGGGCGTCGGATCTTTCGCGAATGCCCTATCGGGCGCGGCCGGAGGAAATCTGGTCACAGGCGAGCTTTCCCGCCTTCTCGGTACCGCAGCACTGGGCGGGGTGACGTTCGACATTATTGACAGCCGCGAGGCGGCCGGGCGACGTGTGGCGCGCATTCTGTTCCCGGGGCGGCCAGTCGAAGATCAGAAATTCCAGGACTTCGGCACGATCGATCAGCCGATACGTATCACGGGCTATCTGGCTGGGGACGATTACGTCCTGCGCGCCCAACGCATGCGGAAAGTTCTGCTGCAGGCGGGGCGGCAGACATTAATCCATCCGTGGTGGGGGCGCCTGAAGGTCCGCGTCATCGAGCCAGGAGAAATACAGTTTTCGGCAACGCGCATCAGGATTGCC